TATGGCGCATTAGAGGCATGGAACGAAGGCTTAAAATACAGGAACAACGACTTCAGGTTAAACTGGAACATGGCTGATGTCTTAGTACACTTAGGGTTCTTAGATGAGTCAATCAGATTCTATGAACGAGTCAAGACTTCAGCAATCCCAGAAACAACAGAAGAGAAGTGGGCTTTAAAGATAGATGAGCAAATCGCTAAGGTCAGAGAAATCAAAGCAAAAGCCCAAATAGTAAGAGATAACAGAATCATAGATGAAGCAAAACAAATTAAGAGTATGAAGACATGACAAGTACACTAGAAGAGAAGACTGCTACAAGAGATTTAGTGGATATGTGTCGTGTTTATTTAAAGGACAACTTCCATAAATTTACTGAAGCTAATAAGATACGAGTTGCGATGGCACTCGTTTTGAAAGCAATGCCCACCACAGTTGAGGGTGATGCATTATTAAATCAAATTATAAACATAGCTTCAAACGGCAAATCAGAGGGATTGTTAAACAGACTTGAATGTAAACCCGAAGAAGTTTCAGGAACAGTTTCTATTTAGTGAAAAGCGCTTCCCGGCATTTGTAGCAGGTTGGGGAACAGGCAAGACGCTCTTTGGCATATTAAGAGGCATGGTCTTAAGTGAGAAAGTAGCTGACAACTTAGGGCTAATTGTAAGGAAAGAGTTTACTGACTTACATGATTCTACCATTCAGGACTTTGAAAGATACACAGGCTTAAAGGTTGACTCCAACAAAGACGTAGTCTTGCCTAACAAGTCTAAGATAATGTTCCGGCACGGTAAAGAGCTAGATGTTTTAAGGAACATCAATCTAGGCTGGTTTATGATGGAACAACCGGAAGAGTTTGAGAACGAAGAACAATTTCAATTTCTAAGAGGACGCTTAAGAAGAAGCAATGTTCCTTTTCATACGGGCTTTATCACAGCTAACACAGCAGGTCATAACTGGATATGGAAACTATGGAAGAACAACCCGCCTTCTGAAGAGTATGAGTTAAGTGAAGCAACGACCTTTGACAATAAGGAAAACCTGCCTAAGTCTTTTATAGATGACTTAAGAAGAATGGAACAAGAAAGTCCTCATCATTACGCTCGTTATGTAATGAACTCTTGGGATGACCTAGAAGAAGAAGACAATCTTATTCCTTACGAGTTTATTAATGACTCAAAGAACTTACACTTCGTACCTATGGTAGACGGTGGGATTATCGTAGGAGTAGACATAGCTAGATTCGGTGATGATGAAACAGTCTTCACAGCAATACAGAAATGTAGCCCAACTCATTGGAAACAGATATTCCAAGAGCATTATAATCACCGTGACCTAATGCAGACAGCAGGCAGAGCCAAGGACTTGAAAGAACAGTTTAACGCAGAGTACCTAGTAATAGATGATGACGGCTTGGGCGGTGGGGTAGCTGATCGTTTAACAGAACAAGAAGTACCCGTAGTTAGATTCAAGGCTTCAGAGAAAGCAGTAAGAGACGGCTTTGTTAACAAACGCATAGAACAGTTCTGGAAAGTACGAGAACTACTTAGACAAGGTTATTTAGAGCTTTACAACGATGACGAACTACACCAACAGCTTAGCTCATTGAAATATAAATTTAAAAGTAACGGACTTAAGGTCTTAGAGTCTAAGGATGAGGCAAAGAAGCGTGGGGTTAAGTCCCCGGATAGAGCTGACGCTTTAATGATGGCGTGTTCTGTGGTTAGCCTTGTCCCTGAACCTGAGAAGCCGATTACTAAATCACAAGCCTTTTGGGATATGGTGCATAAAGACCAAGAGATACTTAAAGAACGCATAAGAGAGGACACAGACGAGAATGAATTTAGGTCGCTGTAATAGTTGTGAGCTGCTAAAAGAACAAGTCAAGTACCTACAAGGAATCATAGACAGGCTTTTGATTAAGAACGGGGTTACACCTTTAGTACCCGAAGAAGAGCCTGAGTTAGAGCCTGAGAAACCAGCTGAGCAGTACGGAGATTAGTATGCAGAATGTAGAGAGCCAGACAGAACCCGTAATCATACCAAATGAGAAAGACACAATAGACCTCTATAAAAAGAGAGTCAAAGAAGTACAGGTAGGGCGCTCAAGTTACGAGAAGCAATGGTTAGTTAATGTAGCCTTTCTTTACGGTAAACAGTACTTTACTGTTGAAAAGAAGCCTATGTCTGGGTTGGATGAGCGAATAGTCTGGGAACTTAAGAGCTTAGAACGCAAGAAAAAGACCAGAGTAGTGTCTAATTATATACTGCCTTTATACAGGTCTTTACTTTCTAGGATGTTAGGCATGAAAGCCAATATCAACGTAGAGCCTTTAACTCGTAGCCCAAGAGACATAGACACAGCTAGAGTAGCCCAAGAAGTACTAGAAGATTTCTGGTTAGTAGTCAATAAGTCAAACGCTATCCTCTCTCAAGACTATGCTTCTATGTTAGGAATCTTAAATAAATTGTTTTCATACATGCTAGCCACTGGTCAGGCTTACTTAAAGCCTTACTTTAATCCTAAGGCAATGGACAAGGTAGCTTTTGATGACGAACAAGGCAATCAGACAATAGAAAACTACGAGGTAGGTCAAGTAGAAGTAGAAGTAATACATTGTTTTGAAGCCTACCTAGACCCAATGAAAAGGTGGTTTATCCAAAAGAAAATCTTACCTATTGAGCAAGTCTTAGAACTTTACGGAGTAGAGGTAGAAAAAGAAGACATAGGTCAGACAGAAGTAGAGAAGCAACTTGTATCCCTCTTAGAACAGGGCACAGACAGCAAGACTAAATACGAGAACTCCGCAGAAGTCTATGAGATGTACCAGTTACCTAGTAAAGACTATCCTCAAGGACGTTTCGTATTAGGCACAGGCTCTAAGCTGATTATAGATACAGTCATTCCTGAAGAGTATAGCGGGCGTATTCCGGTGTTTAAGTTTAATTACTTAGACTTAATGCTAAATCCTTACCCTCAAGGCATGGTAGAGCAGTTAATCGGTAATCAAGAGGAATACAACTATACTATATCACGCTTAAAAGAATACAAGAAGTGGTTTGCTGGTAAACTGAAAGTCCCCAAGAATTGTAAGTTAGAATCTAAATACGATGACGATGTTGGACAGATCATAAGATATGACGCTTCCTTTGGTGAGCCGCACTTTGAAAGCCCTCCCAATCCTCCGACTTTCTTAGTAGAAGAAGTAGACCGTATAAGAAGGGATATGGAAGACATCTCATCTATTCACGATACCTCAATGGGCAGACCACCTGACTCTGCCAAGTCAGGGATAGCTATTGAGAACATGACCTCATTAGATAACTCTCAGATGATGCCCATACTCTCACACATAGAACAACAGCTAGGCTTCTTTTGTGAAATGGTGCTAGATATTGTAGAGAAAAGATACACCGAGGCACGATTGTTAAGTATCACGGGTGACAGGCTCTCGGCTCAAGTCAAGACCTTTAGAGGAGAGCAGGTCAAAGGCAATCACCGTATTAAGATTAGTTTAGGTTCTGGTATGCCGCAAAGTAAAGAAATGCGCCAACAGTTAATCATGACTTTAGTCAAAGAACAATTCATCACTAAAGAAAAAGGTTTAGAGCTGTTAGAGTTCGGCGACTTAGAAGGTCTTTATGTCAACGTAGATGAAACCGCCCAGAAAGGCGAGCTACAAAGTATGATAGACGGACAACAAGTTATGGTTAATGAATGGGATAACCACACCGCCCATCTTAAAATCGTAGATGATTTCTTAAAGTCCGAAGAATACAAGAAAACAGGCCCGAATGTCTTGCAGATAGTCTTACAACACAGAAAAGAACATCAACAGGCCTTAATGGGTGAAATGCAGACAGCAGCAGGGATGTCAAGGCCGCCTGCGCCACCTATGCCTCAAGGAGAACCTAATGGCTGAGATACGCAGGATAAATAGAAACCGTCAAGAACCAGCAGTACCGGGTGAAGGTGATGTCTTTATGATACCCTCTGACATATTACCTGATAACTTAGAAAGCGGTAACAAAGTCAAGATTATAGTAGAGGGGACATTTAACAAAACAGATGAAGGCGGGACAATCCAAATAGATAAGATTTATCCTGAAAACGCCACCAGAACAGACCCTTTAGAAGACAGTATTTCAAAGGGCTTAGATATAGAAATCAGTATGAAGTAGCACCCGACCAAGCCATTAATGGGCATTTATGTCATGGGTGGCAGTCGGCTAAAAAGGAGAAGCAATGGAGAACTTAGGTAGCGAAGAGAACATATTGGCGGCAATAGAACAAGAAGAGGGAATAATCACACCTGAAGTAACACCAGCAACAGGAGATCTCCCTGTATCAGCCGATGACCCAGAGTATGATTTAGGGGGCGAGAAAGCTAAACGCTCACAAATCTTAGAGTGGAAGAAATCCAATCTGTTACAGT